CCCGGCACAGCGAAAAGTGATTATTGCCGTGGGCGCGGCCCATGTCAAGTTCTGCCGAATGCCTGACGCATGGCGCTGCACATCTGGCGGTTGCGCAACACCGGTGCTTCGGCGGACAGTCCGGTAACTGCTCCTCCGGCCTTTTCCAGCACCCTGATAGGTCTGCTGAACCGGGAAAAGCCAAGTTCGGCTTCAGCGTCACGGATCGCAGCTTGCACCTATTTTCCGCCACGCGGAATCTGGAAGGAGATTTTTCTTGCCTTCCCCCTCTCCTTCCGTCAAAGTGTAGGCATGAGGCGCGGGACAACCGGAGGCGGGTGGCATGAGGTAGTCTGATTCAGGGTCCGGACCGGGTGGCGGCCACCACCCAGCCGGCGCAAGCAGAAAGAAGCGGGGCTTGTCGGAGCCGACACTTCGACAGCCCCGCTTTCTTTTTGGCCCTGGTCAGCGCCTCGGTGGGGCAGGAATGAGTACGAGCGCGAGCGCGATAGTCGAAGCGATAGATGCCGCGATCCTGGCGATGCTGGCCGGGGGCGGAGCGCAGACGCTGTCTTTCGGCGACAGGAGCATCACCTATACCAGCCTGACCGAGCTCCGCGAGGCCCGCAGCCAGTACGCGGCGCTGGCCGATGGCACGGGCGCGCGCGGGATGCGTATTTCCCCGATCCACAACGGCGGCACGGTGACGACCGGGGGGCAGAGCTGATGCGCGAGCGCACGCTTGAACTTTCCGCCCCTGCCCGGTTCCGGGCCAACGCGCTGTCCATATTGGACGAGTTCGGCCGGCCGATCCGGCTCTCGCATCACCGGCCGGCACCGCGCGCGACCTACGATGCGGCACGCAATGACAACCAGCTCAAGGAAGTCTGGAACGAGGCCAGGGGCACGTCGGGCGACGCCGAGGCCTCGCCGCAGGTCCGGGCGACGCTGCGCAACCGGGCGGCTTACGAGCTCCGGAACAACGCCTATCTGCGGGCGATGGTTGACACCCGGGCGCTCTACGTGGTGGGGCGCCTGCCGAGGTTGCAGCTCGATACCAGCGAGGCCGGCGGCAGTCAGAGCTACGACGAGGCCAAACAGGCTTCGTTCAACGCCTGGGCCGGCGAGGTCCGCCTGGGCCAGAAGCTGCGGCTGTGCGAAATCCTCGAAACCCAGGACGGCGAATGCTTCCTGGCGTTGGTCATCAACCCCCGGCTGCGGCATCCGGTGAAGCTCGACATTCAGGTGGTCGAAGCGGCACGGGTCACGGGGCAGATGGACAAGCTTCGCCGCAAGTACTACTCCGACGGCATCGAGTACGACGAGATCGGCAACCCCCTGTCTTACGACGTGCTCAAGGAGCATCCTGGCGGGTCGGCCTTCCTGACCGGGTACTTGACCTTCATGGGCGAGTACGAGAACAAGCCGGCGGGGGAAATCCTACACCGTTTCCGGCCGCTGCGGGCGCAGAAGCGCGGGGTGTGCGAGATCGGCCCGGCGTTCCGGCTGGGGGCGCAGCTCCGGCGGTACACGCTGGCGGTGCTGACCGCCGCTGAGAACGTGGCCAGCTTCTCCTGGTTGCTCTACTCCGAGCATCCCCAGCTTGCGCCGGTCGAGGTGGACCCGATGGACGCCGTATCGCTGGAGTACGGCTCCGGGCTCACGCTGCCGGCCGGCTGGAAGATGGCGCAGATGCAGGCACAACAGCCGGCGTCGACCTATCGCGAGTTCAAGCGCGAGATTCTCAACGAGATGGGCCGGTGCCTGTACGAGCCCAACAACATCAGCCTGGGCGATAGTTCGGCGTACAATTACAGTTCCGGCCGGCTGGATCACCAGGCGTTTTTCAAGTGGATCGACACGGCGCAGTATGACCTGGGGCTGGACTGTTCCACGATCTACGCGCGGTGGAACGACTTTTACCAGTTCACCCCCCGCGCGCAGCACATGCGCGATTGGGAGCCGGGCGCAACCGAGCCGCACACGTGGCACTTCGACGGTATCGAGCACGTGGACCCCTACAAAGAGGCGATGGCGCAGCAGGTGCGGTTGGCCAACAAGACGACCAACCTGAGCATCGAATGGGCGCGGCAGGGGTTGAGCGCCGAAGAGGGGCTCCGCCAGATGTCCAGGGATCAAAAGCTCTTGAAGCAGTACGAGCTGCTGCCCGAGCCGGGCAGCGAGCCGCGCAACGGCGAGGGCTCCATTGACGCCGTGGGCTGGGTTATGGCGGAGCGGATTGCCGAGGCCATTGCCGACCGGGTTGACCCCGAGCGCATTGCCGAGGCCCTGGCCAACATGTCGAGGAGGTAGGAAGTGGCATCGAGCAGACCGTGGCTGTTGGCATCCGGGGCGGCTGGCGCGCAGCGCGAGGGGCGGCCGTTCCGGCTGGTGGGCGAGCTCGGCAGCGCCAGGCTGCTTGAGGCCGCGGCGGCCGAAGGTGAGGGCGCGAAGCTCCCGGCCTTCGAGATGGTCGGCTACACCGGCGGGCCGATGTTCATCGGGTACTACGGCCGGGTGATGGTTGACCTGGCCGGGGTGGCGTTCGCCAACCCCATTCGCGTCCTGCGCGACCACGATTCGGGCCAGGTGGTGGGCCACGGCGAGGCCAAGGCGGTCAAGGGCCGGATCGTGGCCAGCGGCGTGGTCAGCGGCGCCGGCCCGGCCGCGGCCGAGGTGGTGGCCAGCGGCAAGAACGGCTTCCCCTGGCAATCGAGTATCGGCATGGACCCGTCCACCCTCGTGCTTGAGGACGTGAGGGCGGGGGCTTCGACGAAGGTCAACGGGCGCACCGTGAAGGGACCGATCACTGTGGTCAGGTCCGGGGTGGTGCGCGAAATCAGCTTTGTGGCCCTTGGGGCCGACGGGCAGACGAGCGGCTCGATAGCCGCCAGCATGAAGGAGGAAGACATGGATCCCAAGTTCAAGGCATGGCTCCAGGGGAAGGGCATCGACCCCGAAGGGCTGGAGGAGAAGCGCCTGAGCGAGCTCAAGGCGGAGTACGATGCCGAGACAGGGGCTGCGGCCGGGGCCGCGGCTTCGGGCGGCGAGCCGGAGAATGCCAGCGGCAGGGCTCCGGTCAACGAGGGTCAGGCTGACCCGTTGCAGGCGGCCCAGACGGCCGTGGCGACCGAGCGCACGCGCGTGGCGGCCATCGAGCGGGGCTACATGGCGGCGGTCAACGCCGGCTGGTGCAGCGCCAAGGAGACCAGGGAGCGGGTGCAGGAGCTTCGCGCTTCGGCCATCGCCGAGGGCTGGGACGAGTCCCGGTTCAACCGCGAGGTGCTGAAGGCCAGCTACGCGGCGGTGCGACCGGTCGGGCCGGGGCTGCAGCGCAGCGAACCGGGGTCCGACGCCAGGGCGCTGGAGGCGGCGGCCTGCATGCAGGCTCAGCTTCCGCAGTCCAGGCTGGAGCGGGACTATGACGCCCGCACGCTGGAAGCGGCCCAGCGCATGCGGCGGATCCCGTTGCGGGCGCTGATGGCCGAGGCGGCGGCGCTGGACGGGATCGTCCTGAGCCGGCGCGAGGAAGGCACCGACCGGTGGATTCGGGCGGCGGCCACCAGTCTGAGCCTCACCGGCATCCTCAGCAACGTGGCCCACAAGGCCATGTTGGAGGCCTACCTGGCTCCGCAGAGCGTGGTCAGGCGGATTTTCTCCATCAGCCAGGTGAGCGACTTCAAGCAGCACACCCGGTACCGGCTGACCAGCGACTTCACCTTCAAGAAGGTGGTTGCCGGGGGCGAGCTCAAGCACGGCGACGTGGACGAGCAGAGCTTCACCCAGCAGGCGGAGACCTACGGGATCTTCTTCGAGCTGGACCGCCAGATGATCATCAACGATGACATGGGCGCGTTCCTGCGGATCCCGAGGGCCATCGGCCGCGGGGCGGCCCTGGCGCTGGAGCGGGCCGGCTTCACGCTCATCCTCGACAACACCGGCACCTTCTTCGGGTCGGGCAACGGCAACTATTCTTCGGGTGCCGGGACGGCCCTGGGCGAGACCGCGCTCACCACGGCGGTCGGGCTCATGGAGAAGATGACCGACACCAGGGGCGAGCCGGTACTGGTTCTCCCCAAGTTCCTCTTGGTGCCGCCGGAGCTCAAGGCCACGGCGGAGCGGCTGTACAAGTCGCAGAACCTCATTGTTACCGCCCTGGGCGCCACCAACGCCGCGGCGGTGCAGGGCGAGGCCAACATCCACGCCGGCAAGTACGAGCCGCTCAGCAGCCCGTACCTGTCCGCGACGGGCTTCCACGGCAGCGTCAGTTCCACGGGGTGGTACCTGTTCGCCGACCCGGCGGACATCGCGGCTTTCGACCTGGCATTCCTCAACGGCGTCGACACGCCGACCATCGAGCAGGTGGGGCTGCCGTCGAATCGGCTGGGGATCGGGTTCCGCGGATACCAGGACTTCGGCGTTGCGCAGCAGGATCCGCGCGGCGCGGTCTTGATGGCCGGCGCGTAGGCGCTGCGGCCATCAAGGGCATTGAGAGAAAGCGAGGAATGAAATGAGTGCTCCCAAGGCAAGAATCCACCAGCAGGGTGAGATTCTCGACTACACCGCTTCCGCCGACAAGCTCGGCGGGGCGGTGGTCAAGGTTGACGATGGCCGGTGCGGCGTCCTGGTCGGCGATGTGGCCAACGGCGCGCAGACGGGCGCGTTGGTCGAGGGCATCGTGAAGGTCGAGAAGAAGCAGGAGGCTTTCGCGGCCGGCGCGGACGTCTGGTTCGACGCCGATGGCAACCCCTACCTGGGGACGGCCACCACCGGCGCGGCCACCGGCACGCCGTGCAGTGCCACCGGCGACGTGTACATGGGTAAGACCGTGTCCGCGGCCGGCGCGAACGATCGGCACTGTTACGTGGCGCTCAACGAGCGGAAGGTGGGGAACATCAGCGCTGCATCCGCCAACGTGGCGGCCAGTGCCGAGGTGGAGAACACGACCGACGAGACGGCTTTCGACAAGAAAGCCACCCTGGTCGGGGCGTCGCTCTCGGCCGGCGATGTGATCCGCATCCGCGCGCAGGGCAAGGTCAACGACAACAACGCGGCCGACACGCTCAACGTCAAGTTGAAGGTCGGCACCGAGGAGATCGTCGCCACCGGCGCGGTGGACGTGGCCGACGGGGACCTCTTCTACATCGACGCGGCGGTGGTGGTCCGGATCGCTGGCGCCGGCGGGCACCTCTGTGCCTGCGGCGTGGTCGCCCTGGGTGTTCCGGGCACGGTGACGGCGAAGCCCTTCGCCAAGGCCGATGCGGCCGAGGATCTCTCGGGAAGCATCGACGTGACCGTGACCGCGACCTGGAGCGCGGCGCACGCCGACAACGAGGTCCAGCTCGACAACCTGATTGTCGAGGTCGTTCCGGCGACCTGATCGGCACGATAACGAGGCTGGGCCGGCTCCTTACTGCGGAGCCGGCCCGCCTCGCGGCCTTTTCTGCAAGGAGCTTCCCATGAAATGTCCGGAATGCGGCAAGGCGGCCGAGATCAAGGGCGAGCCTTACCTTTACCAGGGCAAGAGATTCGTCCGGGCGGCATGCCCGGCCTGCGGGTATGTCTGGGGCGCGCCGGTGGTGGCGACTGTTGACGCCCCTACCCCTGCCCCGCCCCCTGCCCCGGAGGCTGCCCCGGTCCCGGCCACGAGGCTGATTGACCGCGGGGCTGGTTTTGATCCGGAAAAGGTCCGGCCGGGTCAGGTGGTGACCTTCATCCGCGCCGGCCAGGAGAAGTCCGGACCGGTGGTCAGCGTCACCAGGAAGACCGTGGTGGTGGATGTGGACGGCATTCCGGACTTCCGGGTCCAGAAGGCCGATCTCCTGGGCCAGGTGGTCCAGGCCTGACCGGGGTTCCCCGTGCCGGACAACCCCTTCCAGGTCGCCGCCAAGGCCGCTTTGCCGGCCTTTTCCGGCGTTTTCGGTGAGTCGGTCGCCTACTCACGCGAAGGGCTGGCAGTGACGCTTACAGCGCTGAGAAACAGCCAAGGGGCGGACGTGGTGGACGCGCAAGGGGTCTACGCGCGGGCGCACCGGCTTGAGTTCACGGTGAAGGCGTCTGACCTGGTCCTGAACGGCGCGGAGGTCGAGCCCCGGCGGGGGGACATGGTCACCGATGGGGATGGGGCAGAGTACGACGTGCAGGCGGGGGCGGATTATCTCGAAGGCACGGACGAGTGGCGGATCCCCGTGATCGAGGTGGACTCGTGAGCGCGATGACCGTTCCCGAGTTCCACGCCTGGGCGGAGAGGCTCAAGGGCTTCGGCAAGAACGCCGTCCGCGGGGCGATGCAGCACCTGGGGAAGTACATCCGGGGAGAGCACCGGCAGCGGCTCAAGGCGCACGTGGGGCCGGATGGCCAGCCCTGGCAGCCGACATACTCCGAGCCGCGGCCGAAGGTGGGCGATGTGGTGCCCATAATCGTGAACCGGGGGCCGTTGCCGAGCATCGGGCCGAAGCAGAGGCTCCCCAGCGTCAGGACGGGGCGTTATCCGGCTGTCATGACGGCCAAGATCACGTCGATGGACGGCAAGCGCCGGGCGATGGCGTTCCGCGAGCGCTACGGGCCACCGTTCAAGGCGCAGAAGGCGCTGATACGGACATCGGGCAAGCAGAAGGCCCGGCGGATTTGGGATTTTCTGACGAAGCCCGGAAGCGGGGCGGTCAGGGTTTCGGCAACCAGCGTGACTTACGGCTACACCAGGGGCACGCGATGGATTGAAGCGCTGCATTTCGGCGGGCAGTACCGCGAGGGCAGCAAACGCAGCGTGTTCCGGAGCATCATCCGAAGATTCCGGGGGGCGGCGAGGGTGCCGGCCCGGCCGGTGGTTGGCCTCAACTCCGGTAACGTGGCCTATATCGAGAAGTACATGGCTGACCGATACGAGGGCTACGCGGCCAAGCGGGGGCTGCGGTGAGGTTCGCGGCGGTGCTCCTGACGGTCCTGGCCGTGGCGGGGTGCTCGGCGGCGGCGAGGCCGGCGCCTGGCAACCCCTTGCCGCGCACGCGCGAGGCGATGGAACAGCGGTTGGCCGAAGTGGAGGCCGAGCGCGACGGGCTCAAGGTGGCGATCCGGCAGAAGGACATAGCCGACCAGCGGCAAAAGCTGCGCTGGGTGATCGGCATCAGCCTCTTTGGCACGCTGGGGTGCGCGGCCCTGGCGATCTTCCTGCCGCTGGCCCGCAGATGGGCGGTCTATGGGGCGCTGGCGTGTCTGGCGGTCGCGGGGCTGGCCTGGGCGCTGGCGCAGCTTGTGCCGTACCTGATCTGGATCGGGCTGGCCGTTCTGGCGGCGGGGGTGGCGCTGGCGATCTGGAATTGGCGGACCGACAACCGGGCGTTACGTAGCGTGGTGGCGGCGGTGGAGCCGCTGAAGCCCACGATTGCCGATTACCGCACGCACTTTCGAGACTTCATTGACAGTGGATCCGACAAGCGCATTGACCAGGTGAGGAAGTGGCTGGGGTTGAAACCTCAGCCGTAGCAGGGGGACGGCCATGCAGGTTGACGGCATCGACCTGGGCGAGACGCCGGGCGTTGACGAGCTGGAGAAGATGAGCGAGGCCGGGCGGGCGCATCTGCTCATGACCAAGTTTGACCGTGTTGGCGCGGTGCTCCTGAATCACGACAGGCGGTTGGTGCGGTGCGAAAGCAAGTGCCGCAGTTGGCACGATCCGGTTTTGCGGTGGTTGATCGGGATTGTCGTAGCGGGCGGCAGCGGTTCAGCAGGCTACCTGCTCTTTCTGGCGGGCCGGAAACTCTTCGGAGTCTGAGCGATGGCGGAAGCTATTGCTGGCATCATCGTCCTGGCGGGGGCCGGATATGTCGGCTGGCTGTGGTGGGTCCGGCGCCGGCAGGGGTGGGGGGGCTGAGATGTGCATCGTGCTGCCCATCGCGGCCAGGACTGATGCCGACAAGCGGGCATACTGCCTCCGTGCGCTGGAGCGGCTGCGGCTTTGGCACAATGCCCGCAGTGCACAGGTCAACAAGCGGGACGAACCGGACATGCTGCGCTTCGAGTACTGGCGTGCCACCGAATTCAATCCTAGGCAAGCGTCCGTCTTCGGTCGGTTGGACTCGCTGCGCGACCTGCGGATGCCGTACGACGAGGAGTCAGACGAAGCCAAGGCACTCTATGCCAACCGGGTAGCCGAGAAGCGTGCCGGCGCAGCAGACTCTTCCTGGGACGCATGGGTGGATGTGGAGAAGCTGCCGCGCATCGGTGCGCAGGACCTCCACATTGACCCGTACGAGGACTATACCACGTACACTGAGACCGATACCGGCGGATATCTCACTGTAGACAGTGCGACGAAAGTTAGCGTTGTGAACGCCCCGCGTAACACAGACTGGCTGATGTCCAAAGATTTCGGCGCGAGATATTGGAATGCAAATGTGTCCTTCCGGGTGGACTCCATTGTGAGCGATGGTGATGATGCTGGCATCATCTTCCCGATAATCATGACCACATACTCTGGGACTCAAGATTTCTACCATATGTTCGCTAACGGGTATTCGTTGCTGGGCTTTCGCATCGGCAAGATAGCTGGCCCCAGCTCTCGCACCGTGCTGCACGAGGTATATGGGGCCGGTCTGCAGCAGACCGACTACTGGGATGATGCGTTTAATGTCCGACGCTACTACCAGATGCGCCACGACCGCAGTATTGGGAGTTACGGGCGTGTGTATATGGATACGTATTCCGACGCGGCGTTCTCTTCCCTCCTCGACACACTGACCATTTTGATGCAGGCGGCCTCCGCGTATCGGTCAATTATGTCGTGTGTGTGCTATGGGGGGACTTCCTCGTATAGGGTCACCGGAGACGTGCAGCATCTGGACCTGGCTCCAGTCTCGTTCAAAGGCGCCTGGACTCGCAAACAGTGTCATATCCTTGGTGGAGGACTTCGCTGATGTACCCAAGAAATGCCGCAGCTCCCCCACGCATCGCTGTCGGGCCGGTGGTGCAGATATCGGACGGTGCGGTGCAGACATCAGGCTGCTCGGTCGTGGTGCGGCCGAACGGGGGCGACGAGACCGCCGGCGGCGGAACCGTAGCGTACGGCGGCAGCAGCGGCATCGTCTACTACACGCCGACGCAGGCCGAGACCAATTATACGGACTTCTGCGTGGTGGCGTACAAGTCCGGGTGCATCCCGGCAGCGGTAACGGTGGTCACCACGGCCAGCGCGACACCTGGGGTTGTGGTCCCGGCCGACGGCAGCCTTACTTCGGCCAAGTTCGCAACGGACGCCATCGCCGCCGCCGCGGTCAAGGCTGATGCTGTGACCAAAATCCAGAGCGGCCTCAGCACGCTGGACGCGGCCGGAGTGCGCACCGCCGTGGGAATGGCCTCGGCCAATCTCGACGCACAACTCGCCGCCCTGGCTGCATACGTGGATGCCGAGATCGGGCAAATACTTGGCGCGACGGCCGGCAAGAAGATCGTCAACGCGGCCGGCACCGAAGTGCAGGTTTACGACGCTGCCGGCAATCTCCTGGTCACGCTGGCCCGCACCGGCACCGGGCCATACACGTGGACGCCGACGTGGGCAGAGTGAGGTGACGGATGGCAGTTAGCGGACCTGGCGCGGGGCTTGGGCTGGTCACGCTCGGCCTTGAGACCGACGTTGAGACCGGCGGCGGCGCCGAACAACCCGCCCCGCCCACCTGGACCGCCGCGCCCACGCCCGGGGACGGGCAGGTGACGCTGCACCTCACGACGCCCAACCCGACGGACGTGGTCTATGCCAGATTCCGGCGGTTCCTGCCGACAGCTACATGGTCCGCTGAGAGCGAGGCGCTGAAACGCGTTGGCTCCGGTGACCTGGTGGTCCCTGGCCTCACCAACGAACAGGGGTATGGGCTTACGGTCTATATCAGGAGCGGCGAGTTGACCAGCGAGTGGCTGGAACCGCGTTACTGCATGCCGACCGACGGCAGCGCGGCGGAGATCGACCGGATCATGGACGCGGTGGCCGGGCAGTTGACCGCCCTGGGCCTGACCGATGCGGGCGGGGACCCGGTGGTGGCAACCAAGGAAATCCCGCCGGACTTCGACGAAGTCAACACATCGTGTTTCAAGGTCTTTCCCGACGATGACGACGCGGAAGCCAACCGGAGCCAGGTCAACGAGGTCCGGTACCGGGTTAACGTGGCGTTCTGTGAGCGGTCGAAAACGACGTTGCAACGGGCGGCCGAGATGCTGATCCGGCAGCAGGTGCGGGACCAGTTCCTGGGCAAGCGCCTGGTGGCGTTGCCCGAGGCGGCGTGCGAGAAAGAGACAAATTCGGGAGTGGTTGACCTGGAGGTGCTATGGGAGCGCTTCCAGTGGGTGAGCGTGCTCACCTTTGAGTTCGTAACCCTGCGGTCGCGGGGGTGAGGAGAAAGAGCGATGGCGGACAAGAGCAAGGCACTGACTTTCGGGCATGACTGTGCGGGGTCAATCGGCGGCAACGTGCTGCTGGTCACCCAGGAGTCGCTGAAGGCGGAAAACGCCTGGGATGAGCCCAGCGAGACCGCGATGATCGGGACGGACAAGCCAGGGAAGGATGGCCGGCAGATCAAGAAGATCGACGTAAAGGGATCGGTCACGGTGCGGCCGAGCTACGCACAGGCTTCCGCCCTCTTGGCCCTTTTCCTGGACAACGCGGCGGGGGTACACACGCCGGCGGCGAACCCGACGGCCAAGGTGGCGGATGTGGTGCTTGACCGCGGGGTGGACATCTACACTTACGCGGCATGCTGGCTGGCGGCGCTGGAGATCTCCGGGCAGGAGAACGAGCCGCTTGACTGGATACTGGAACTCCTGGGTACCACGGAGGCTGATTCCGGCAGCGTGGCGGCGCTGACTCCGCCGGACCGGATGCGCTTTGCCGACCTGTCGGCCTGCAGCATCGGCGGGAACAATTACTTCCCGAGCGGCTTCAAGTTCCGGCTGGACAACGCGCTCGAAGAGCGGTTCCTGAACAGCCTGGTCCGGAGCACGGTGCAGAAGGCGATCCAGAAGGTCGAGCTTGAGCTCGCGTTCGACCAGAACGCCGACACCTTTGCCGACCTGTTGGCCCTGGCCGGGACCAACACGCCGCTGGCGGTGAGCCTCACCTTCACCGATGGGGTCCACTCGCTGGCGATTGCCTGTCTGGAGATGACCGTTGTGAACCCGGCCAAATGGCCGGATGGCGCGGGGGTGGAGTCGCGCAAGGACACGCTGAAGTTGCGCGCGTGGCTGAAGACCGGCGAAAGCCACATCTGCACGTTGACCTACACATAAGGGGGAAGATGGACCATGAGCAAGAGAGAAAAGCTTAAGCCCGTTGTTTTCAACTTCACGAAGCCGGAGACGCGGGAGGCCAGGATTGAGGTTCCCGGTTTCGAGCCTTTCACCATCCGCTTTCGCGTGCCGGACGGGCTGGCGTCAGTCGGGGCCAAGATGACCTCGATTGGCGGCAGGGACAGCCTGGCGCACCGGGGGGAGCTGGCGGTCAGGTTTACGGCGGATCACCTGGAGTGGTGGTCTTTGCCGCAGGAGCCAGGCTTCGAATCGCTGGTGGCGCTGGCCAAGGGGTGCGAAGCTGCGTTCTGGAAGATTTCCGCGACCATCGTCGGTGCCGGGGACGCCGCAAAAAACTGACGGACGGGCTGCGGCTGCACTGGCTGCGGCCCGAGGACGAAAGGCGGGACTGTGACTTCTGCCGGAAGTACGAGCACCACAACTTCCGCAATCCCGACCCGGAGCAACGCGGGCAGCCGATCGTTGAGCTTGGCCGGTACCGGCTGCGGGGGCCGCGGGACGAACCGCAGTGCGGTATCTGTCCGAAGCGGTTCGCGTGGACGCCCGAGAACCTGGCAGTCTACCGCAGGTGGCGATTCCACGTCCAGGGCTTCGATGTGGGGCAGATCGACGAACAGACCGCCTGGGCGTTCTACCGGCTGGAAGAGACGGCCAGGGAAGTGCAGCAGCTCATGGCGACGCGAAGCGTCAATCGAGCGATAGTGGAGGCGTTGGGTGGCTGAACGTGCGGTGTTGATCCGATTGGGCTCGAAGCTGGGGCCTGATGGGAACAAGGGCATCCGGCAGATGCAGTCCGGGATTGACGGGCTGCAGAAGGGTGCGCTCAACGTCGGCAAGTACCTGGTGGCGGGGACGCTGGGAGCCGGGGCGGCGGCGTTCACGGCGTGGCTGGTGCGCGGGACGCAGGATGCGCTGGCGTTTGGCAAGGCGATGGCTGAGATATCCACCATCGTTGACACGACACAGGTCAACATGGCGGCTCTGAACAAGCAGATATTGGACCTCTCGCGCGGGACTGGCAAGGGGCCGGAAGAGCTGGCCAAGGCGCTTTATCAGACGGTTTCTTCGGGTGTAGAAGCCGGCCAAGCCATGCAGTTCGTGGAGAAGTCGGCCAAGACCGCCATAGGCGCTGTGGCATCGGTTACCGAAGTGGTCGACATGACGACCAACGTGCTCAATGCCTATGGCATGACCG